AAGCAGTGGTATCACGCAGAGTACTCTCCGAGAACTGCCTGGATGCTCATCTGGATCTTGGTCAGATCAACGGAGGTCGGATCGATGGGGGCAGGGAAGTGAATGGTAAGGGCTGCGACAAGTCATTGCCCACCGGATTGGAGATACTGATCTGGATCGTGCTGGGATCGAGGTCCGACTCCAGTGCAGTGATGGGCGAACTCGGAGGCGGTACGACCAGGTCGATAGCGCCGGTGGTGAAGCTCCACTCGTAGGAGCTGACCATCAACTCGCCACCCTGGTTCTTGACACCGTTGGTGACCAGCAATCCGCCGCCGCCGGCGATCAGAACGTCATAGGTAACGTTCTTGCGCAGTGGGCGGGTGGGCGTGAAGTCACAACCGAACGACCGCTGGCGTCCACCGTGAAGGTGAAGGCGCCGGGGATATACTCGCGCCCGGTCGACGGCAGACGGTTGAGCGTGGAAACGCCCTGGGCGGTAATGATCTCGGTCTGGCCCGGACCACTGAGCGAGAAAGTCGCGTCGGTTACCGTGGTGGAGTCGATCGTCTGGTCAAAGGTGACGACGATCGGCGTCCCCAGGACGACGTCAGTGTTTGATCTCCGGGACTTACGGATACGACGTTGGGAGCTGCCATTGGCGGGAGGTTCTGAGGGAGTTCTTCGGTGATGATCGGAGACATACTGGAGACCTGGCCTTCAGCCTGTGCGTAGTTGGCCTTGAGGTCCCGGTCTTCTGATCTCGCGCTCGAGCTTCTTCTGTTCGGTCTTGGTCTTGGGGGTTACAACGTAGAGGTTGCCGCGGGCGACCTGGCCAACGAAGACTCGTTTGCCGGTGTCTTCTTCCTGACTCGGAGGTCGAGCCGTGCTTGGTCTTGATGCCCTTGGCCAAATCGGTGCCGGTGATGTCCACCAGCTTGCCATCGGCGACGGCGTGCCGGATCTGTTCCTGCTGTGTCTCGCTGGTGACGGTAGCGAACGGGCGCAGCGGACCAACGGTGGAAACCGCCACACTGGAACTTGGTGGCGACGGCCGTATTCAACATGAAGGTGCGGCCCAGCAGGTTGTCACTGGTACGGAATTTGGTAACACCGGACAGGACCGCGCCAGCCAGTCCTTTGGAAGGGGTCGTGGACTTGCCCAGCTTGGCCACTTCCTCCGGCGTAGGCATGACGATCAACTTGTTGGCCATAGAGATCTCCCTGTCTCTTAGTCTGGCCCGGAGGCACTCTGGTTCCAAAGGCTCAAGCTACGCACACAAAGAAAGAGGGCGGCGGATAGCCGCCGCCCTCGGAGGGTAACCCGTCAACGAGATTAGGCGTTGACGTTGAGAGGATTGGCCGCGTCGAAGATCGCTGCGGACGCCAGGTCGGTGAAGGTGTTGTTGGCCTCGGAGAGGTTGAACACGCTGCGAGCCGGCATGACGAACTCGTTCGGGCGGATCTTGACGTTCTTGGCGACGGCGATAGCCTGACCCTCGTTGAGGATCCCGAAGCCGTAGGTCTCTTCCACGCTCATGTTCTGGATGTTGTACTGACCGTCTTCCCAGCTCTTCACGTGGGGATCTTCGTCCACGATCAGGGCGCCGAGGTTGCGGCTGTTGAACATCATGATGTCGGTCACGCGGTTCTCGGGATCGAAGTTCACGAACGGGCTGACCAGGATCCGGAAGGGGAGGCCCAGGTAGTTGGGCAGGATCGGGGCCGAGGTCATGTTCTGGTAGTTGCCAGAAGTGGCCTGCGACACCTCACCGCCGGTCAACTGACCGTTGGTGTACTGCCCCGTCTGGCCTTGGCCGATGCCGAGTCCGCCGTTGTTGTAGAACTTGTTGCCCAGCACGGCCGGGTTGCCGGTGAAGTTGGCGAAGAACGATCCGCCGCCTGCCTGGATCGCGAACTCCCGAAGAACAGGGTCCTTAACCCACATCAACCATGCCATCGGATGCACGAGCAGGGTGTCGGGCACGAAGCCGTTCAGCAGGACAGCAGCATACATGTCAAAGACATCGTCTACTGTCATACTGCCGTTCAATGCACCCTTCCAGTTGCGGCCCGTGGTCACGCCCTTGATGGCTGGACCGGGGAGTTGGACAGCGCGCGCGGCGGTCGAGTTGTCGAAGACAACCGTGCCGAGGCGGGTGATGAAGTCGAAGATATACTCTTCCTTGTGACGGGCAAGAGCGTTCCGGCAAGTCGCAGCCAGAAGTTAATCCATGGGTAGCTGGACTCGTCGACGAAGCGCTTGGCGATCTTCAAACGAAGACCGTGCCGCTTGACGGTCACGCCGAACGACTGGGGCGCCGCCAATGTTGATGTTGTACACCGGCAAGTCCATACCATCGCCGGCTTCCTCGGCCCGCAGGGGCTCGACGGCCGGGAATACGGTCTGCATGCCGGGCTGGTACTCAATGCGCTGCAGCAGGCTGGTGCCGATCAACAGGGGCTCGATGCCTTCCTGCACAATCTGCGTCATGGCGCGCGGAATCATGAAAGCCGCGTTCTGAACATCGAGCGCGTCCTTCAGTTCCAGGAAGTCACCGGTCGTCGGATCGTAGCCGCCGCTCCGGAATACAGTGCTCATACGGTCCAGCTGCTTGAACTCCTCGTCGTTCAGCTTGACCTTCTTGGACTTGACGGACATGGGATAACCCTCCTGAGGGGTTGCGAGAGTCCTGGTGGGACTTCGGATTGAAAGGTATGGATCTAAGACCGGGATACGGAGCAGACTTCAATCTCTTGTCTGCATCGACGGTCGGGACAGACGAAATTGCCTTCGATTCGGCCCGCGGAGTTGGGCTTAACGACTAACTTGTTGCACGTTCCTCGTGGAGCACCCTCCCGCGAAGCGCGGCATCGCAATCCCTCGGGCTTGATCACTGCTTGGCCTTTTGTGATTACGAGTTGCACCATCGGAAGCACCCACCTAACAATCCGTGCGGAGTGGCGACTGGCGCCGCCACTCGCGCGCGGGGATTAGAGGTTAATCTCCACCAGGATGTAGGTTCCGTACTCGGGATGGACTGTCTTCTGCTGGGTCTTGGCCAACTTGTAGACGCCGTCCGTCGTAAGGTTAATGTCATAGGGCATGCCGCCCGTGGCGGAGCCGCCCATCATGATGCTGGCCGGGTTGGGATCTTTCGTCGGGCCGACCATGCGGGACGGATCCCACAGGGTCTTGATCCGGCTGGTGAAACCGATCCGGTTGACCATGTTCATCACGCCGATCACGCGGCCGACGAAGTCGGACACCGAGTGCTTGGTGGGATCGAACGGGGCATAGCAGCCAGGAGCCGCCTGTGCGGCGACGATCGCGTCACCGATGGCGATGGCGCCTACTGCGTGGGTGAAGCTGCGGCCGTAACCCTGCATGAAGCCGGTCACGCCGTCGCCGGCGGCCAGAGTCGCGAGCGTGGTCTCGGTGGCGCCGACCCAGGGAAGACGAACCACGTACTGGGTCTGCACCGCGGTGGCCATCTCGTGCATGTAGTTCATGACCACGAAACCGGTCGGAACCACACCGTTCAGCGTGTAGAGGATGCCGCCTGCGGTCGAAGCCACCTGGACTCCGCCGATGTACTGCAGGATGTTGTGCAACGCGACACCGATGGGCTTGACTACGCCCTTCGGGAACATGGTGCAGGCATGTGCAAAGGTGATGTCGTTGGCAGTGACATGGACGTTGCGACCGTCCGGCAGGGTCACCACGTCGCCCGCGGCCGCGTCAGACGGAGCCGCCAGCACGACATACTCGCCGGCAGCTGCGACGTAAGCAGCGGTCTGCGGGTTGAAGGTGAAGCCCACGTCTTCGGGCTTGTAGATGATCACGCAGTAGCCTGCGCCGGTCGCGTGTGCACCGCCCACGCTCGCGCCGCTGTTGCCGCAGAAGTAGCCGGCCGGCACCAGAGCGCCGCTTGCGTCCTGACCGAGAATCATCTGGGAACTGACTACGACATTGGCCAACTTCGGATGGCCCTGATCCATGCGGAGTGAGGGCAGCCAGGGAGCCGGATAGCCGCAGGGCAGCCACGGATGGTAGATGTCGCTGACTTCCAGATCCGGAGTGGTGTGACCCATACGGTCCTGGCCATACAGCTTGCCGGTGTACTGGTTGTTAACATCGAAAGGGGAATTGGCGAAAGAGGCCACGTTGAATCTCCTCTGGGGTCCGGTCTTCTACCGGACCAGGGTGGTTACTTTGCAGTCCTGCCGAAACGGAGGTCGGCGAGGAAGATCTCCCGTTGCTGGGCGTTCATGTAGCTGAGCTTGCGGCGAATGCTTGCCATGTCCTGCTCGGTCTGGGCCGCTTTGGTGGCAGCGTCCTTGTTCACTGCCTCCGACTCGTCTACCTGCGCGTTGTCGTTCACCTTGACCCCAGACTCGTCGGTCTTTGCGTCTTGGTGCGCAGCGGGCGGGGCCCACTGCAGATCCTGAAGCAGATCGCTGACGGTATCCTTCAGCGAGGTAATGTGCCGCTTCGCCAACTCAGCGATCTTCGTCTGAGCCAACTCGGCGTTGAGATCTTTGAACCCGTCCTGGCCCTTGAGCGCCTTGAAGACCACGATGGTTGTCGCCAGGTTCTTCTTGGTTTCGGCCAGGAGGGTGGCCGCCTTGTTGTTGGTGGCCTCAACTTGTTTGACCAACGTGTCCTTCTGGACCGTCAGGTCATTGATCGCATTCTCCTTGTCCTCGAGGTCCTTGGAGGAGACGATCAGGGAATCCTTGCAATGGCCGGCCATGTACTCGCGGGCCCAGTCGACGTTGCCGAGGGTGCCCCAGTGCTCGCCGACCGCGCCGTGCAGGTGGCGCATGCGCCAGCGCAGGTCGCCCTTGTCCTTCGCGGCGCCCATGTAGATCTTCTGCAGGCCGTCGTAGTGCTCGAGGCAGGCCTGGGCTTCGTCACTGGTCTCCGCCTTCTTGCCTTCGGCGTCGGTCAATGCCATGGAGGCGTCGAACATCTTCTGCAGCTGGTCGTCGATCTTGATCTCGGGCTTCTGGCCGTCGGCATTGGCGGTCGCCGGAATCTCGCAGGCGCCGTCTTTACCGCAACCGAGGGAGCTGGACTTGCGCGATACGCAGGCCAGGATCTTCGACTTGGTGTCTTGGCTGACCTTGGCGCGGCCAATCAGCCGGCGGGCAGCAGTGACGTGGGCACAGTCGGGAACCGGGAAGCTGCGGTTGGGTCCGCAGAAGGTACCCTTGCCCAACTTGCCGCGCGCTTCAGACGATAACTTGGCGTACTTGGCGATCGAGTCTTTCAGCTGGCCGTCTTTCACGGCCGCGTCCAACTCGACGCACATCTCTTCGTAGAGGCCGTCGGCGTCGGCGAAGTATTCCTTCTCTTCGTCGGTCAACTGGACCGCATCCCAGTTCTCGCAGGCACCGTCGGGGCAGTCAGTGGACTGGGCGTCCTTGGCCTTCTCGTCCTTCTTGCACTCGCAGGGAACCTTGCCGCACTTCTCGCACTTCTTAGCGTCCTGGTTCTGGCTATTCTTGGCCTTCTCCTTGCAGGTGCACTCGGTCTTCGACTTGCCGCAACCCTTGCAGGTCGCGTCCTTGCAGGTGCACTTGTCGGCGGGCGACTGGCAGGCGGAGCAGACGAAGAACCCTTTCGGGGTCTTGGTCTTGTCTTCCTGCAACAGGGTCTCGATCTCGGCGGCGGCTTCCTTGTTCTCGGTGGGCGCGATGCCCCAGCCCTTCTTGCTGATCTGCGTGTTGACCTTCGCCATGATGGAGCGGCGGGTGGTCTTCAGTTCGTCAGCTTCCGGGTGCCAGCCATCGAGCGACTGGCGGATTGCCAGGGCGCGATCGCGGCTCAACTGCTCAGGAGCATTCAGATCGGCGATGGCCTGGTCACGAACCTTGGGGTCGTTGAAATCAATCATTGCATCCTCGTAGACAGGGACTATGTCCGACATGTACAGGGCATCGGTCAGTTTCAGTCCGGCCTCGACCATCGCATCCTGTTGCTTAGTGGAGAGGCCGAGGAAGAAGGTCTTGTCCAGTGCGTCCTTTAGCTCCTTGGTGTTGACCAAGGCCGCCTTGTCCGCCGGGAAGTTGACGAAGCTGACCTCGTCGTACTTGAGGTCGCCGGTGATGAAGTAGCAGCGCTTCTTGTCGTAAAGCTTGCCCAGTTTGTGGTCGCACGGATCGTCGTGGGCCCAATCGGTGTGGCAGATCGAGCAGGTGGCGGAGTTGGTGCGCGAACCAGTGGACACCGTCAGGTATTCGTCGTTGAGCACCTTGCGGATGGCATCCGTGTCCGTGATCTGGAACCCGAGGTCGATGTAGCCGAGGCCGACGAAGTCTTCGAGCGGCATCAGGTTGTCGACGATCCAGTCGCAGCTCTTGAACAACGTCAACTTGCTGCGGCTGTCACGGTTATAGAAGACCGTGTCCTTGACCTTGGGATAACTCTTGGCCCACTTCCAACTGAGGTCGACGTAATCGGCAGAGCGGACCCGACCGACAACCTCGCCTTCCTCGTCGTGCATGATCAGCACCGGCTTGGCGTAGGAGCTGGGTGGTAACCAGGTGGCCGTACCCTTCTGCATGCGGTCCGGCCGGTACATCTTCATGTTGCCGTTGACGATGCCACTGTGAGTCGCGGACGCGTGCACGAGCAGACTGTGGCCAGTCTCGCTCTGCGCGTCTTTGCACTCGAACAGGAACTTCTTGTTCTCGACCTCGGCTGGACGAAAGGTCCAGAGGTCGCGCATCTTCAACCAGGGCATGGGGAACTCAGTCGATCAGTTACTGCTTCGGTGAGAACAGATGAGGGGTCTGCGGCATGATGATGGCCGGACCACCTGCGGGTCGAGTATCGTAGCGGGTCGGCGCAACCAGCGGCGTCACCTGGACGCCGGGGTTCTGAAAGAGGCCGGGGCCGGCCTGAAGCGCCTGAGCCAACGGAGTCCGGGTGATCCCGCCGTTTCTATTCAGCTGGGTTACCGGAAGTGGACTCGTGAAGTTCGGATTCGACATCGGGGAGATTCTCCAACCCGTTGCTCAGCATGACAGCGAGCATCTCCGGGTGACTGTCTTCTGCGACCATCAACTTCAGTCGCATTAGCTCTTCTCCCACCTGATTAGTATAGTAGTTCTCACCAGTTAGCCCGACTTCTTCTTGGAAGGCTTTGTCGATGACCGCGGAAGAGACCGCGCGCCAGGCTAAAGTATCGACGACACCGTCCTTGACCAACTCGTTGCGAGCAGCAATCAAGCGGTCATAAGCAGCATCGTAGAACTCCGAACGCAACACGGCACCGCTCTTGGCCTTGGTCGGACCGAGGTTCGATCCATGTTGGTTGGTGGGTGTGACCTTGTTCTGCACGGCACTGGCAGTCTGCGTGGTCTTCTTCGCCGTGGCTGACTGTGGACGTCCGCCTCTGGATCCGGAAGTAGACTTGCGGGCCACTGCCTTCGACGCCATGACTTTCGCCTTGGCGATCGTCGGCATGTGCTTAGCCTGCGCCGCCAATACCTGTTCCTTGGCACCGGCCTTGATCGTCTCGGCCTTGGCCTGCACTTCGGCGAGCTTCGTTTGCGCGCCCAGCAGTTTCTGCTGTTCCTTCGTCTGCAGTGGCACCAGCTCCTGCTGCGCCTTGAGCTGCTCCTGGTTCTTGGCCTTCTCGGTCTGCCATACCAGGTCGACAACGTGCAGGGCATAGTGCAATAGACTACGATCGTTCGGTTCCTTCTTCTCCGTGCCCAGGATCGGCCGCTCGCCCAGCTTGTGGCGGGCTTCGGTCTCGGTAATCAAGTGGTTGTTGAACAACTGCAGAACATGGTTCTGGTACTTGATCAGGTTGTCGAGATCGATCTCGGCGAACTTGATGTGGGTGGCGGAGACGGCGTCCTGGACGCTCGTCGAGTAGTTGGCCTCGAGAAACCACTCCTTGAAGATGGTCAGGCGCAGCTGGTTGCCGAAGCTATCGAGATCGGCCTTGATCGAGTCCTTCAGGTTCTGGCTGACGTTGTCGGCGGTGGCGCGAGTCGAGGTCTCGCCTTCGCCCATGTCGATCGCGCTGACACCCAGGCCGGCGTAGATGCGCGCCTTGTAGTGGGCGATCAGCGAAGTGAAGTCCAGGCTCTTGCCTTCGGCGCCGACAGCCTGCACTTCGACTCTCTCGTCGGTGACGAACACGCCCTCTTTCGGCATGTTCTGAATCTGCCAGCGGATCAGATCGATCTCGCTCTCGCCGTTCGGCCCGTAGGTGCAGGGAGCCTTCTCGCTGCCAACCTTGACGTGGAACAACGGGAACAGGTGGTTAATGAACAACAACTCGATGTTCTCTTCCAACCGACGCAGGGCGAAGATGTCGTCGCGCACGCCGATCGTGCGCGGGGTCGCGAAGATATGTCCGGGCTTGCGGTCCAACTCGAAGTGGATCAGGTCGTCATTGGCGATTTCCTTATAAGGACGCCCGGTCTCGAAGAACCAACGCCAGTGATCGATGCGGCCATTGATCAGGTAAGGAAACAGTTGGTGGGCCGGGACGATGGTGAATCCAGCCACCGGCGGCTTCATGCCCTTCTTCTGCGGTACGCCGGCACCCTTGTCGCCTGCCTTGCGGATCTTCAGCACGAAACAGTTGCAGTTGGTGAACAGGTTATAGAGGATGCCCTTCAGCAAGTCCTGCCAACTACGGCCGCCTACATACTCGCAGGTGGCGATGCGCTTGCGGATGTAAGCCCCATCCTTCTCGCGCTCGGAGAGGATCTGGAAGCCGTTGCGGAAAGCCAGGTCGAGACGACGGGTGACGGCGCGGCGAACAAAGACCTCGGTGTCATAGATCGCGATCGGCTCGCGCATGTCGTACTCGGGGATGATCGTGCCATTCCAGCCGTAGTAGCTGGAGATATAGTCGTCGGTCATCTGCGCGCGGATCTTCGACGCTTCCGGATCGATGACCCGCCGGAAGTCCTTCAACTTGCCTTCTTTGAACTCGCTATCCTTGATCACCCTGCAGGCAGCCGAACGCCACTGCGGCGCGAACTGGTCGCCTTCGCGGCGGGTGCGCGAACCGAGGAAGCTGTAGTCGGGAGCCAGCTCCTTGTTGTCCTTGATCTTGCGCTTCAACTGAACGAACTGGGCGGGCGGGTTGCCCTTCTCGTTGAAGGTCAGCAGGCGGGCAAGGCGCTCGTCGGCGTAGCGTTCCTGCGGAGACTTGGTGGGCATGAGAGAACTCGCGGTGGCCGGGAGGCCGGGTTATGTGGCGTAGTTGGTGGGTGTAGCGGAAATCGGAGGATTCACACCGCCGGCATTGAGCACACTGACAGCAACAGTCGTGGGCGGCGGAGGGGCGGGAATGTTGGAGGCGATGGAACCGGCGATTGAGGTGTTGGTCATTCCGCCGGCCAGGGCCGTAGCCGCGCCGCTGATTCCAGGAGCGGCATTGAGTCCGGGGTTGACCTTGCCGGTGATCATGGCGGTAGCTGCATTGGCCAGCGAGATCAGGCCATTGATCTCACGCATGGAACAGAGCAGATCGATCATGGCCCCGGTGTCCATCAACCGGCGCTTCAACAGCTTGTTCAGCTTCTCGAGGTACTGCTTCTGCTTCTTGAAGATCCAAGTCAAGCCCCACTGAATGTGGGTGATCATGGACAGCAGGCCCTGGTTCAGGGCGCCGAAGCCGGGGATCTTGACGTTCTGCACGGCAAAGGCCGAGGGCGGTTTGTTCATGCCGGCGTTGTGCGGCATGTTGCAGGTGTAGGCCTGTGACATACCTTCCAGGCCACCGCTGGTGAACGCGGCCTTGGTGGCCTTGGCGGCACCGCTGAGCGCGTGCACACTGCGGTTGATGCTGTTGGTGACGCCCTGGACCGTGGACAGCATCTGCATGATCACGCCAACCATCTGCATCAGAGGCGCGATCACTGCCTGGATGAACTTGTCGAGCAGCATGACCATGCCGGCGAACTGCGCCATCAGCATGACGAAGACCATGGCAGTCAGGCCCTTCAACAGGCCCTTCAGCCGCGGCTTGTGCATCATGGCCATCATGCCCTTGTAGAGGGCGACCATCTGCAGGACCATAGCCAGCGGCTGCATCACATAGAGGGCGAGCACGCGCTGGGTATCGGCCACGACCTGGGAAGTGGTGGTCGCGAGCTGGTAAATTGAGGCATAGACCGGAGGAAACCCTGCCAAACCAGTGCTCAGTACCTGAGCGGTATCCGGACCGACATCGATATTCGACATGGTGATCGGCGGCGCGGGCGATCCCGGGTCAGGTGGCGCCTGGCCGGCGGTCATGTAAGCCGGATAGGTCTGGAGCGCGGTCTGCATGTTGCTGAACACCATGTCGTCGCCCTTGAGGTTCTGCAACAGCAAAGGCAACGCGGTGTCAAAGTCTCCAGAGTCGACCATGGAGTCCTGCACGGCTGAAACCAGGGTGGCAACCGCACCCTGCTCGAACTTGTTCAACTGCAGATCGGTGCCAGCGAGGGCCATGTCCGTCTGCATGGCAGTGAACTGCGCATCCAGCAGGTTCGAATACATCTGAGCGGTAATCGCCGAAGGCGGAGTCTGGCCGTAGATGGTATTCAGCGCCTGAGCCACAGTCGGATCGTTGGTATTGAGCGTGACCGTAACCTTGGAGCAGCGATTGAGAACCACCTGCTGCAGATACTGGTTGGTGTCGCGCAGATCCTGCAACTGCTGAGCGAACTGACCAGCCTGGGTATAGCCCTTGGACGTGGGCTTGGTGACCGCGGGAGCAACTTCTTGTGGCGGGGTCACAATCCCGGCCGGAGTGGCTACGGTAGGAGGTGGAACGTATTGGAATTGCCAGGGTTCGAAGCTCATGGTTTAACCAGCCTGGTCGGCTTTGTCGGCAGCAGCGGTGGGAGAAGCCAGCAGCTCGTCGGGGGAGACGGCGAAGACCTGACCGAAGGCGGGCAGGGTAGAGAAGATATCGCCGACATCTCCGAGGGTCTCGTCCTCGTACATCTCGGCCTTGACGTTAGAGTTCATAGGCACACGCTTCTGGATCACGCTCATCGGCCCGCCCAGCTGCGTAGGATTGGCAGACGAGTATTCCTCGATCTGTTCGGTCCAGTCGTCCAACCCCAGGAACATCTCGCTGGAATCCTTCAGCGACGCCTGGAAACCCAAGGTCTGCAGAAAGGGCCACTCATCCACCTGGCGCATGACCGAGATGCTGATCGGGCGGTTGTACTGGGCGTTGAGTTCGCTGGCGAGTTGGTCCGGATCCTGAGTAAGCATGATTTAGAAGGTCCGTGGTCGATACTGCGGAACGCTGCGCGAGAAGCGGTTAGGAGTGCCGTTGAGGCCGCCGCGGAAGTTGCCGGGCTGGCTCTGAAAGACGCCGGTCCGGGAAGTTACCCGGCCGCCGCCGTTCTGTGGCGGGGTGACATACGGGTTTCCGGCCAACCGTTGCAGGGCCATCAGGCGGTACTGGTTGATCAGGTTCTTACTGGTCTCTTCGGCCGTGCGCGATGGTATTCCGGCGGCCTCGCGTTGTACCTCGCGTGCCTGCTGAGGGGATAGAGACACGGCGACCGGTGCTTCAGCCGACAGAAAGCCGGGTGCGACTTCCAAGGTCGAGGGCAAACCCCAGCCGGAGATATGGCAGACCTTGATGATCCGCTTGAGGGTCTCGGGAGTGTGCCATAGGCCCCAGTTCAGCTCGACGCCCAGCATGGCCAACATAAAGGCGTCAAGATCATGATCTCCTGACTCACTGTCAGTCTCATAGGTATCAGCCGCGCCGCCCTTGGACCAGGTCTTAACCCGGTAGCCGCGCATCTGTTCTTCCAGCAGTTTGAACTCACGCGAGATCTCGACCAGTTCGGCCTCCAGGGCAATGACAGCGCCTTCGACCATGAACGGCTTGGTCTTGCGCTTCAACTCCTCGTCCTTGGGATCGGGCAGATACTTCGACTCGGGGTCGCGGTTGGGCACGATGCGATTGGTTTCGAGCTTGGCGCCGAAGTCGATGACGTTGATGTGCTTCAGCCGGGCGGTGTCTGGATCCCAATCGCCGGCCTCGACACCGATCATCTTCAGCATCTCGTCCTGGACGAAACCGAAGCCGGCATCGACGTAGACATAATCGCAGTGCCAGTCGCGGTTCAGGTCACGGATCTTGTAGAGCGACTTCATGGTGGTCGACTTGGGATCGTCGACTACAGCATGTGCCACGACCCGGCGCTTACGCGTCTCCGGATCGTATTCGACGATGATGATGCGCGTGCCGGTACCTTTGCCGTTCCAATCCACGCCCATAACGTGACGGCATTGGGGATTGAATACACAGGAAGTCATCGGAAACGGCTTCAGGGCGGCATCGACGAAAGCGGCCTTGAATACGCCCGCGGTGGGATCGCCGAACTCGGCCAGCCACTCGTGCCGGTAACGGTCCATGGTCTTGGCTTCGGCGAAGCAGACCTCTTCGTTCAATTGCTCGGTGCCCCATTCCGGGTGATCGGCAACCGGATGGAAGAACTCTTTGTACTCGGCCAGTTTGCAGCACATCTGCCAGTACATGCCGCGTAGACCGGTCGGAGTCGACGAACCATGGAAGGTCGACTTCTTGAAACGGCGCAGCAGCGGCATGATGGCGCCGTAGTCTTTCTCTGACAGGTAATCCTGTTCGTCCAGGCGGATGCGGCGGGGGTTCGACCCACGCACCGCATCGGCTCCCTTGCCCGATTTGCTGCCCGCCGTAAAGATCTTGAGAACGGACCCGTTCCCAAAGCGCAGGTACAGGTACGGCTGCTGCTTCTTCTGCAACAGGAAGTCCTCGTCCTCTTTGAAGGAGGGCGAGTTCTCCACCTGGAACATGATCTCGTCCCACCACAACTGGGCCTGAGATTGGGCCGGGCAGACGACGATGATCTCGGTGCGTTTGTTGGTGCACAGGAAATGCAGGTCAGTGGCGACGCCCATAGCGGTCTTGCCGAGGCCGCGACCCCAACGGTCGACCTTGCGCGGCGAGGTACAGCGCATGGTCTCGGCCTGGTACCAGCGTGGGACGAAGGGAACGATATCGCCATCGTCGTTCTTGACGACCAGGTGGCGTTCGGTCCAGAAGGCAGGATCGAAGATCTCGCGGATCTCGTCCATGGACATGTCGTCGCCGTCGGCCTGCAGCCGTTCGCGGTAGATGTCGTAGTCGGTCTGGTCGTAGACACCGACGCATTTGATCTTGAAGAGTTTGTCGGGATGCTTGCGGTGAAACTCTTTATGGCATTGCTGGCATTGCTCGCATTGCATGCGGCGCACGATGCCCTTGTCGCTTCCGTCAGGGTTGCGATCGCGCGCGATGACCTCAGCGAGGAACTCTTTCTGTTCCTTCGGCATCTTGGTCAGCAGTTCGTTTAGAGTGATGATTTGAGGATTCACGGCGAGGGTATTTGGGATCGGCAGGAGGCATTCTGACGAATGCCTCCCACGCACGGACTAGCCAGATTAGACTGGCACTTCTTCCCACGAGAGGCCGGCGGCGACGCTCACCGTGACGGTGGAGACGGTGTTCAACAGTGCCAACACACCGCCCGGAGGCACGATCAGGCTGCCGTCGAACTCTTCCTGCTGCATGGCGCCGATGATGGGTGTTCCGGTTGCACCCTGAGCGACTACCAGGGTACCGAACGCGGAAGCTTCCATGACAACCAGGTTGTTCGTCAACCCAGTAAGTGCCGTGGAGATGTTGAAGCCCTTCGCCTGCGAGCCTGCTGCGGCCATCGTCTTGCGGTTCGTCGGGGTAAGGCCGGTGGTGATGCCGGCATTGCCCACCGACGTGGCCCACACGAAACCGCCAGGAGCGACCGCGGAGTTGCCGGCGACAGCGAGCTGCAACTTGGCCTTCGCGATCACCAGGTTGACCGGGGAGGTGGAAGGGTTCCAGACCCCGATGATCGGGGTGGCGGTGGCGGTGAGGGCGATCGTGTTCGCCGACAGCGCGGTGACGCCCATGCCCACCGAAAACAGGTTGCCCCTGTAGTTCTGCTCGTAGAACTTCCCGTGCAGTTCGCTGAGGATGATGTCGTTCAGTTGACCCATACGGGTGGTGGCGGCAGATCCGGCAGCCAGTGACTGCGCGCTCTGAGGACCGACTATGCCTTGCAATAACATGTTGTTACTCTCCCTGAATGTTCTTGTTGTAATCAGCCGTATTCACGAAGTCGACAGCACCATCGTTCCCGAATTGGCCGTTTGGTTGGTTGAGCAAGAGCGGCAGCTCGTGCAGGTAGTAGGCGATCGCGCGGAGTTCTCCCAGGATCAACTCCAGGGCCTCTGGCGTGTTCATGCGCCCGCGCAAATCGTCGGCGGATACGTTGTAGAGTGGAGCCGTGCTCGCAATCCTGGACGGGTCGGGGCCAGCAATCACCTGATGGCCTTGTGCGTCAGTTAGGATTCGGCGAGTGAGACCGCCATAATCCACACTACCCATCGGCAACGGGTAAGCTGTGGGTGCTGCGCCGGGGGCGATGTTGCCGCCCGTGGCCTGAATACCTGCTATACCTCCGGTAACAACCGTAGTTCCGCCAATCTGCGCTGTATTGGTAGACACCGGACCCACTGGCGAAGACCACGGAGTCATGCGGTAAACAGGACTACAGGCCACCGCGGCACCGCCTGTAACAGCAGCGGTTATCCGCACTCTGAAATACCGTAACGAGGTGGCAACCAGGAAATACTTGCGAGCAGAAGCGGTAAGCACGAAGTTCGAGACACCTACACTTGTTGAAGCCATGTCCACGAACTGCAAAACACACCAGTTATCGGCGGAATCTAAACCATTGCTTCCTTCGAATTGGATCGTTCCTGCTGTCAGTCCGGCCGTGGTGTCAATTTGAACCGCCGCTGAACGGTATTGAAGACAATCCTGGAATGCCAGTAAAGAACCCACCGGCGGGTTATACAGCGAGATTGTCTTGCCCTGGAAGTCGTTGATCTGTTCGTTGACCAGGGCTACCGGCATCCCAACTCCGACTGGTTGCTGTCCGGATATGGCGGGAGTGACGGCGGTTGGAACCGTATCTACAGGGTCAATGGCAAGGCTGACCCAGATCTGCAGATTATCGGAACTGCTGAGTGCCGAGGTGTCGCTGTCCAGCGTGAGAATGTTCGCGGCCAAAGACCCGTTGTAGGTCAGAGCACCGTTGGTGTTGGGAACGGACGGGTTATAGATGATCACGCCCTGCGCGGCATCGATCACCAGCAGAACGTCCTCTATGGCGATCGGAGGCATTCCAGTGATCGTGATCGTACCTGTTCCAGGCGCGCCCGGAGAGAATTGATAGGCGCCGATGTCAGTGCCAACGAGAAGTTTCATGGCTATCCTAGCGTCACCGCAAATACATAAGCGTTCTGGAATCGCGGATCGTTGCCCGCGGCTACGGTTCCTGGCGCGTTGCCGACATTCAGAGTGGCAGCACTGCCAAGGGTGGGAGATCCGGTCAGGTCGCTATAGGCACCGCTGGTTGCTACCGGTGCAAAGGCCGGTACACCCGCAAGTGCAGACCATGCCCAAGTAGTCGGGAAGTTCGTTACGTCCGCGACCTGATGGGTATGCGCGGAAGGCGGGAACAATGCCGGCACATCAGTCAATGCCGACCAATCCCAGGTGGCAGGGATCGTCGGTATGGCTGGTTTGTTCGACAGGTCGTTGTAGTTGCCCGATGTCGCCACCGCAGCGAAGTTGGGAATGCCCGTTAACCCTGACCACGGCCAAGTCGAAGGAATGGTCGGAATCGACGGCTTATTTAGGATCTGGGCCGCGCCGGAATCGGCATTCCAATCGGCACTCACCTGCGCCGCTGGGATCGTCGGCTTATTGCTGAGGTCGTTGTAACTGCCAGAGGTGGCAACCGGTGCAAAGGCAGGAATTCCGGTAAGTGCAGACCAATCCCAGGTGGGTGGAATCGTTGGAATGGCCGGCTTGCTCAGCAAGTCGTTGTAGTTGCCGGAGAGGGCAACCGGTGCCAGTGCTGCTGTGTTCGCCTTGAGTGCTTCCGCGGCTTCCGCGCGCGTGATCTCGCTGGTCAGGCCAGTCTGGATGGCAGTCACTGCCGCCGCCGCCGTGCCGGCAGGATCGAATGCTGTTACTGGCTGAAAGGCAGCCGTGCCGAGGTCGGGCTTGTTGAGAATCTGGGATGTGCCGGAAGTCGAATTCCAGTCAGTATTAACCTGGGCAGCCGGAATCGTCGGTGTGCCGGTCAGGTCCGTATAACGCCCTGAGGTCGCGACCGGAGCTAGACTGGAGACGTTTGCCTTGGATGCAAGATCCGCTGGCAGATTGGCGATATCGGCTTCGCCAAGTGTGATATCACCGATTCGGCCGGCGACGGACTGAACCGGAACCGTCGGAATCGTCGGTAGATTGGTCAGATCGTTGTATGCCAACGTGACCGGAGCCGAAAGCGGCTTCCCATTGATCGTCAGGGTCGACGGAACCGGAGCCACGCCATTGACCAGAACGTTGCCCTGAAGATCCAGTTCCTTCCCCGAAGCCACGACCAGAGTTTGGCTATCCGTGGAATTCAACAGCAGGGCTTCCGGCGGCGGTGCCAGCGGGATCAGATTTCCCGTCGGCGATATCGCGATCGGCGTTGCATCCAGATAGTTCCAAGCATCGCCGGTGATGTAATACTTCTTCGACCAGCTCAACTGCCCAGGCGCCCAGTACGCGTTTAAGGTCCAGGTGGTGTTGGCGGAACCGCCGCAATTGATGATGTCGTTACCGGGCAGAGAGAACTCAAGGATCCCCGTCTGCGAGTTGGCAGTGGAAGCAAACACCGCAGTCGGAACAGAGTTCTGTGTTCCGGCAAACACAGGAACGCCTGTGAAGTCAGTCAACTGGGCGAAAACGCGCGGGTTCGCCGCTGGCTGGCCGTCAGGCCCCATTACCGGAATGGTGAGCACTGTCATGTCTGTTTCCAATTCAAGGGTGTGCCGGAAGACGAGGCTGGTTAGCCCGGTCTTCCGGTCTGCCCGGCTGGCCCCGGGCGGCAGTAAGGACAACGCCTGCGAAGCTTAGTTGGTGCGGCAGCCGGAGACCGACAGATTGCCGGTACCCGCCCAGTTGGAGGTCTGCACCTTGAGAGGTTTGCCGTCAATGGTGACACGCTGGTCGTAGAAACCGACGTAGACATCACCGGTCAAGTTATTGCAGCCCTTGAAGGTGACCAGAGGAGTATCCACCGTGCCTGCACCACCCGGATTCGGATCGACGCGCAGCACGGTGATGTCGCAGCTGGTAGCGTTGTCGCTGAAGGCGAGCGTCAACTGTGCGCCCATATTGGCGTTCAACTGGATCGGGTTGGAAGTCGTGTTGCCCGTGACGTTGGTCAGAAAGGCCGTCGGACTGGTGTAGGAAGGCGGCAGATCACCGACGGAGAAGCCGCCGGCATCGATGCCGTAGATCGGGTGAGGGGTGTTGAGAAATGCTCGTTGTCCGCCCATGGCGTTCTCCTTTAGCGCATTGCGCGCTTGCCTGCCTTGTAGCCGGCCTTTACTCCGGCCGTGACTTGATCGACTGCACCGTGCACAGCGCTCTTCTGGCTTTCGATCCAGGGTTTCGCTGTCTTGTCCCAGAAGCCCGTAGCACCCTTGCGCCACTTGGCATTACCTGCGGTCGCACCCAGCACGCCGATGCCGCCACCAATCATCGCGCCATTGATGGCACCGCCTATGACACTGGAGTCGTCGGAGAAGGCGCCCGTCACTGCGCCGCCAATGGCACCGTAACCAGCAGAACGACCGATCGAGCCCCAGGGGAGTCCTTTGATCGGATTGAAAGGTACATTCATCTCGACATCTCCTACCTGTGCATCAGCAGAGCTTCCTGGCCGAGATAGCGGCGGAAGGCTTGCATGGTTCCAGTCAAATCACGTAAGGAACGTTGGCGCGTCGCATACGCGCTCTCGGAATCTTCGAAGTCGCCACCCACTTCCAGGCGGCGGATGCGGCGTCCGGTCTGGTTCAAGAAGCTGATGCCGCCGATGATCTTGTCCTCCAGCATGGTGTTGGGGAAGGCGGCCAGCAGGGCCGCAGCCATGGGATAGGCCAGCAGGTTGACACCCGGAATCATGGTCATGACCGCCAGGGTTGCGCCGGTGACGACTGGATAAGTAAAGAGGCCGACGGTGCGCCCGGTAAGCGTAGCCATCATCTCGCCACGCTGGGCATTGGCCATCTCGTAGCCAATGAACGGCACACCCAGCATGTTGCCTTCGCCGCCCGTTCGCATGCCGGTGTAGAAGGCCTTGGTGGGAGACATGGCGGTGGCTGGCTTGATCCACTGCTTGGCGTGTTCGAAGGGTGTGACCTGTTGGCTCATCTATCGCCTGTTGTGTAACCCGAAGACGATGTCGCCGGAGGCATTCATCATGTCCATGCGTTCGCGCACAGTGTGGGTCTCGTAGTCGCCGTAGCTGCGCTCGCCTACACCTTCCATCTCAGGTTCGGCGTCGGGAGTCATGGCCCGACCGCCGACGGCGATCGCGGCCGCACCGGCAATGATCAGAGCTGACTTGCCGCCCGGAATCTTGCCAGCTACGTCCCAAACACGCTTGCCCTTGTAAGCCAGGAATGCGGCAGCACCGGCGGCAGCACCATACTTCATGCCCTTGCCGGGATCATCTTCGCTGTACGCGGTGATCAGGCCACCTACCAAAGCGCCAGCTCCGATAGAAACTGCGCCGCGGCCGAACACCTTGCCGGCGAACGTCTTCTGCTTGGCGACGTCGCCGATGGCCCCGGTAACGTAGTGATTGGCTCCGGCGTACAGTCCTTTACCGGCTGCTCCGAAAGCGGCTTTCAAGGGACGGCGGGCGGCCCAAGCGGCACCACCTGCGGCAGCCATCGTGACTCCCGCCATAGCCATGCCGCCGGCACGATCGGCAATGTAACCGGGATACTCGTTCTCGGCGCGCCCCTGGCGAAATCCATAGAGCGCTCCGGCCCCGCCTAAAGCGATGCCGGCCGATAAAAGCGGATGACGGCCGATGCCTTCAACGACGCTGGTGATGGGATCGGGCATTAGCGATAGTAGTGTCCTGGCAGAGCTGCCCGGCCATACATACCGCCGGCCTCTTGAGCAGCACCGGCACTGGAGATATCAATCGGACTGGCGTAACCGGTGGCGTAGCGTTCGGTGGATGAACCAGGAGCAGCGTTCAAACGGGAGTAGTAAGCCTTCATGTCATCGGGAATGGTTGGTCCGACGAACGGTGCTGCAGGAGCTGCGGCCGCGACTGTCTCGGCTGCGCCGGACTCGGCCGCCCCGGCAAAGCGACGCCTCAAACCACTCTCGTAGGCTCGGGCTGCTCCCTTGTTCATTAACTTCTTGCTGGCCATGCCGGAAACAGCTCCGAATTCGGGATTGCCGGCGGCATGCCGGTTCAGAACTCCGCCGTATTCCTTGAAGGAGTTGCGTAGGCCTGGCGACTTCCACAACCGGTGTCCAGCCGCACCCAGCACTCCCAAAGCCACGCCGTTGCGGATGCCTTTCTTGGGATCGTCGCTGAGCGCGTAACCGACGCCTCCGCCGACCACGCCGTAAGCAGCGGCCTGAGTCACCATGTCGCCCTTCATCAAACTGTCGCGTGCCACCTGGAAGATAGGTTTGGCGCTTTGGACTAACTCGTGGTTGTAGGCGGCTTTACCCGCGGCCCAACCCTCGCCCATCCAACTCTTTAACTTGCCAATTGCCGCACTCGCATTCAGTTTCGGGGGCATCTCACACTATCTCCTCACATCTGATTAGTATAGAAACCACTTAGAGGTGGGTTCGGATGCGGCGCGAGCCGGCCGTCTTCTTGCTGCAGAGACCGGTTCCGGGAGTAAAGCGGCTCTCCCCGGACTTCATGACTTTGGCGGTCACAGCCTGCAACCGCTTCAGAATGGTTTGCATGGCGCCCTGACTGGCCACGGTCTACTCCTTGAGGGTGTTGATGTTGCAGGGGATCTGAGGAATCCAGTAGTCGATCTTGCTGTAGATGCGGCCCTTCTTGCCGGCCGCCTTGTCGGCATCCGCGAGCTTGCGGCGGTCGATCTCCATGACCCCGATCAGGATCTCGCCCTCCTCGGAAGCCCCGACCAGGTCGAAGGCGGAGGGTGCGGTGTCGGAGATGATGTGGGTGTGGATGGTGCCGAATTCGTAGCCCTCGTCCTGGCACTCCTTCTTGAATCTCTCGAAGTCGTCCCGGTCGAAGGTGACGCCGGTATCGTCGGCTTCCTCGATCTTGATCTTGATGTAGGCCTCGACATGAAACTCACCCACGGAACGGCGGATCTTCATGCCCTCGGCGTACTCCTTGCTCTTTAGGAAATGACGAATAGCGCGCCTTCGAAAGGTGCGCTGCATGCTTGCCGCTACGTGTACATCTAACGCTTTCACAACAGTTCGCCGCCAACGGTAAAGCTGCCATCCGGCAGCTTCAGCCCGGGAGGCATCACGAAGTCCACATGACTGTAGGGCGAACGGGTCAGATAACGGATGCTGGCTGAGACCGGATCGCGCTCAGTTGACAGCTGCAGAACCACACCTTGACGAACCGGGCGGTAATATCCCCCAGTGACAAGCATGTTGCTACCTCGTCTGCTATGCGTGTTCGAGAGCGTAGAAGTGAGAGTTGTTGACGTCGGTCACACCGTTCTCCTGATAGAAGACGGTGTAACCGCGAATGGGCGGGCGCTGCGCGCCGTTCAGCTTGGGATCGGCGTCGTAGTCGGGTGTGGAGGCCAGGCAACCGGCTTCGAACATCCAGATGCCGCCGTCGCCGAAGAACTTGCCTGCCTGATGGGTATGGGCCTGCGCCAGGACCCGGAAGGGCTTGGCCAGTCCCATGGGAACGGCCTTATCGCGGAACCATTGCGCGGCCACGTCGGCCGCCTTGCCGGCGATCTTGCTGAAGCGCTCGGCGTGGCTGACGATTAGGTCGTTGTGCTGGTAGAAGAAGCTGTAGTCGGCGAACTCCTTGGAAACCGAGGGCGCCATCACGATGTTGTCGAGATCGGCGATCAGGCAGGACAGTGGATCGCCCAGGTCGAACTCCTTGGCGCCCGCCTGCTGCGCCAGGTAGTTGATCAGGTCAACTTCACCGGACGACAGCTTCAGCATGCCGTACAGCCACTTGCGCAGGCGTTCATCGTGATTGCCGCGCATCAGGATCACGCGCGGGAAGTTCTCGGCCAGGAACTGCAGCAAGGCGCGCACGGCACGGAACTCGTCGGTATCGCTGAAGTGCTGCTTGTACTTGACATAGCGCGACTTGCAAAACGAGTCCGACAGGTCGCCGCCGATGATCACCAGGTCGGTGTCCCGGGCTTCCTCGCTGACGATCTGAGCCAGCAGGTCCTGACGATGATAGGGCGCATGAATGTCGTTCAGCAGCAGGATCTTCTCCCGGTCGCCCGATGGTCGAATCGGTGCCTGGATGCGCTCATAGCTGCCCAACACATCACGCAGACGAGCCAGCAGAGTATCCGCCGTCGGCGTCTCGTTTGGGTCCTGCGGGGAAGTGAAGCGCGACTGCGAAGTGCAACGCTGAATGGAATTGAAGGTTGCCGGCGGTACCTGTAGAGGTTCCGACAACTGCGGTTGAACTGGAGAGCGACAGTCGACTGGTGTGTATCTGGGACTGCCCGTGGCTTCCTTCAAGCGGTCGTAGACCAACTTGCGGCTCACGCCATGAAGATTGGCGATCTCGCCGATCGAAAGATGGTTGACATCCCGCTGGAACAGTATGTCCTTGATGTCGATGTTAGCCCGCGGCCGTCCCACTGCACCGTTCGCCATGCCCTTATGCCTCTGCTTCTAAGAAGTCTGCCCTTGGCCGGCCGAAGCCGGCCTCGGGCTTGGGTACGGATTGCTCCGTGTGGGGAATTCTCAAGCTTCGTTCTTCTCTTGCAGTTTGCGAAGCTTGTCGGCGCGTGAAGACTGTCTGCTCGCCAGGTCTTTGCCTGATCCCTTGCCTTCGGCTCGCGCCACTTTCCATTTGGCCTCTCTGGTCAACAACAGATCCTTCAATATCAATCGTCGCTCAGAAATGATCTGTGTCAAACGCTCAACCACCGGATGAAGCTTCTTTTCCCAGGCGATCGGTTGAAAGGTCTCCGGATGTACTTCCTTGGGGTTGGTGACCAGCAGTCGAGTCTCTTCGCCGCCGCTGTTCTTCGACAGGATGTTGAGACAGCGATGCTGTTGAACGTCGAGCCACACCAGGTCGGAGACCGAGACGCGCTCGCTCTCCTTGATCTCGATAGGATCAGCCTCCAGCTCCTGGCACCAGGCACCGAACCGGTCCTGTGTCATCTGCAGCTCGAACATGCAGAGCTTTTCGGGCACGGCCTTGTGCATACGCAGCAAGGGGCACTTGGCGGAGTGCGGGCACTTGTCCTGTTCGTCGATGTCGTCCTGGTTGCCAGGACACACCAGGATGGCGCCGCCGGCCGGACCCAGGATCGCCATGGTCTTCTGGTAGGCGGTGACCTCTTTCTGTTCTTCGACAGTCAGGCCATAGTCGGCTTCGGTCGCCAGCAGGCTACCCAGAGGCGGCGGGGACTTGACTGGAAGATGTGGAGAGGTCTCTTCGGAGGAAGGAGGGGGAAGAGGCGGTTTTGCCATAGTCTCTCCTGATTAGTATGGAAAGTCCCATGAAGCCAGGAGCGGGGCTGATTTCATGGAACTTGGCGGTGCGGTAGGCGGGATGGTCGGTTGGTCGGGAAGATCGTTAACAGGCCTTCATCTGCTCGCGGCCGAAATACGTGTTGGCGTACAGGGCTTTGGGCGTGTAATAGGCCTTGATGAAGCTGATGGCCTCGTCCAGGCCATAGGTCTCCAGCAGGGAGTGGTAGCGCAGCCAGGGGCTAACTGGGCCGTTCTCCGGCACCATGATCACCACCGGCTTGCCCAGTTCGTGGGCGGCATAGAAGATCTCCATGCCGGTACCCCAACTGGCCTTGGGGCAGCTGGCCAGGACCATATCACAGACCACCAGATCGTTCAGATCGCCGTTGACCAGCTCCTTGACGTTCTCGTCCTCGCGCCCGCGATAGTCGCGGCGCATCGGATCGAGGGTCTCAAACTGCGGTTCCAACTGGGCCTTGGCGGCATTGCGCCAGTCCTTGCACTCTTTGTCCTTGCAACCATTGATGGCGCCGGCGAGATAGATGATCTTCTTAGGCATTGGTCGCCTTCGGTTTCCGGGGAGCGCGGAGAGCTTGGGCCCGCTTCAACATCGACATCAGCGCTCGGAAGGAGCGGGGCGTGGTCTGTTGCACAACCTTGGGGTTCTTCGACTGCCAGGGCTTGCCGATGTGTTCCGGGCCGATGTGGAGGCCGTGCCAGATACCATCGACGTCCGCGGTCTCAGCGGTGATCAGGCCCTTGCGTCCTGTGCTGCAAAGTGCGATTGCACCTTTCTGGGGTTCGAGCATTACTGAAGTTTTCCTCCAAACATAGAATCCCCCAGAGATGGGGCGATTCCAAAGGCTTGTCGCGTAGAGCGCCAAATGGCCGGCGCAATGTCGACGACAGGGCGGCGCTGTTGAATGAAGTGGAGCGCCTGGTCGAAATCGAAGCCGCAGGTGTACAGGTAGGCAGCCACCACGGCAGGTGAGCGACTCATGCCGGCATGACAGTGCACCAGCACCCTGTGGCCGCCGGTCAGGCAACCCTGGATCCAGTCAACAGCATGGACCAGCTTGAACGGATCGAAGGCGACGCCGTCGTCCTGGTTCATCTGGATCACCCGGATGTCCGGGCTCTCGAGCTTGTAGAACTCCTTGGTGCAGTTGACCACGCGGTCGATCTGCCAGGGGTTGGTCTGGTCGAGCCGCTTGGCGGCAAACATGCAGCCGAGGTAAAGACGATCGAAGATCGGTGTTATTCCGGTGTTGAGGTCGAAGCCTTGGTTAGTATCCGGCACGGCTGCGCACGGTCCGTCATGGCCGACATCACGCGTGCAGGCCCAACCTTTCGGAGGAATCTCGCACTTCATCGGACCTCCGGAATAGTTACGTCCACACCAAACCTCTGGTCCCAGGAGACGTTCTGCGGCGGTACTTGGCCGGTTGCGGCATCGATGCGGAAGACGCGGTGCTCTCCGACATCGGACAAACCTTCGAAGGCATGCAGGCAGCAGCGCTTGGCGCGCATCAGCATGTCCTTGCCGTAGCAGATCAACCACTCAGCGTGGTTGGAGCAACCCAGGCCCATGTGGTCCTTGAAGTCGCACATCGGGTGTCCGGAGCGCTCATAGCAGCCTTCGCCATTGCGGTAGCAGAGCGGCACGTACTTGCCGGCCATGCGCTTGAACAGGTACAGCGGGGCTTCGATGTCGCCGCAGGAGTAACAGTAGAGCGGTGTGCCGGGCGCCATGGCGATGTTGGGCTGGGTGTAGATGGCATTCGCCAGGTCGTGGTAGACCGCCGGATCGAAATGGGGCTTCAGCTTCTCGATCAGTTCCTCGGCCACCTTCTTCAGGTCGTGCACTTCGCTCATCAGTAAACCTCCACAACAGCCAGCAGGCGTACGCCGTCAATGCGCAACTGCTTGACCTTCGGACCGAACTCTTCGGGGTTGAGGATGTACTTCTTGGCCTTGTGGATCGCGTCCTCGGCGTCTTCGCCGCCGGCGACGATGAGGTAGTCGCCAATCCACTCGATATCGTCTGCCTTCACCTCGGGATTGAGGTTGGGGTCTATCTCCAGCTGGGCACTGAAGGACACGCGCCAGACATGGTCGTTGTACTGGTTCTCTTCGACTGCGACCAGCTTCTGTAGATCGTTGTTGGTATTCATCACGGCTCCTACTTCCAATCTAGGCAGGATCAGTAGAGTTCCAAAGGCATCGACAGGAAGGGGGACTATAGGGGGAAGGCTGTCGCCCTCCCCCTCGCTTCGCTCACCCCTACCCGGTCCGGAACCCAGATCAGACACACGTACAGCTAACCACTCGCTGTACATGTGTCAGTCCCGGTCACGTATACCCGAGTCAGGCCCGCATCACTCAAGGGGTTGCACCTTGAACCCAGCGGACTAGGGTGTAAGTAGGTGTTCAGCAGGCTGTCTGGCGCCTCTGCGTACGTTCCAGAGTGCGTTTGGTCTATCGATCCCTGCTGCGGTATCCGACGAGCTTGTTTATGGGACTCAGCCCCAGCGCCTGGCGACGCCCGCTCTTTCCTGATCCCCGGAGGTGAATCCGGATCACTTCAGTACCGACCGCTAACCGACCGCCGGCGGTCACCCGCCGGAACTTTGTAACGAAGACCAGGATGCACCGCACCCTGGTCGATCTCAAAGCTAACCTACCGACTGGCGTCACGCCGGTCCATACAACGAAGCAGTACTCTGCGTTGATACCACTGCT